GATTTAGCTAACAACTATTCTACTACAACCGAAATGGTTAACCGGATTGTTCAGGAAATTAAGGATGATAAGTCTTCAATAACAGCTTCTCTACAGGCAACATATGCTACACAGAAGTATGCAGATGATGCAGCAGGGACAGCTACAACAAATGCTACTGGTTATACTGATACCGCATTAAAAAATTACTCTACGACATCAGATATTATAGAATCTATAAGCCCAGGTCAGACAAGTATAACTGCGGCGGTAAAAGCAAAGCTGGGGGATTATGCTACATCTGCAAGCTTGAAAGCATTAATAGAGAATAAGGATGGTCAGCTAAAGAGTGCTATTGAGGCTATTGCTGATACTATTAACATTACGGCAAAAGGTGGACTTAACCTGTCGGGAAATAGAATTGCTATAGACTCTGATAACTTTACGCTTACGTCAGATGGAAGGATAACTAAGTGTAAAAACATTGTCGTTGATGGTGGTACAGTCGGTGGCTGGAAAATAGGTGATAAGTCAATATATTCATCATACGATTATAATGATGT